TACTGCTTTTATTTCTACTTCTTCTACATCCACTTCCGGTAAATCTACGGATACCACCGGTAAATCTACGGATACCTCTGGTAAATCTACGGATACCTCTGGTAAATCTACGGATACCTCTGGTAAATCTACGGATACTTCGTGTAAATCTACAGATACTTCTTGTACTTTTACATCTTGTATATCTTGCGAGACCGCTTGCGAGACCTCTGAGTGCATATTTACTTGATGAGGAGATTCATTGATAATATGTACAGTTTTTTTAAACAAATCTTCGTCTACGCTTTCTTCGTCACCGCTTTCTTCGTCACCGCTTTCTTCGTCACCGCTTTCTTCGTCGTCGCTTTCTTCGTCGTCGCTTTCTTCGTCGTCGCTTTCTTCGTCACCGCTTTCTTGGTTTTCTGTTACAACTATTTTATTATTACTTGAATTAATATCTAATTCAATTACTTCTTTGGGTTTAGAAGATGCAAATTGAGAGGATTTTAATTGATTGACTTCATTGACTAAAGATTGGACTAGTTGAAACATGGCATCCACTTTAGTATCTAATTTAGTTTTAATCGTTCGCACATAAAATGTAGTTGCTAGTACGATTATCATTACTATGCCTAAATATACGTATACAATAGAAGAGTTCATTTACAAGATAAACCTAAAAATATATGTATATTTAACCGCATTTATGTATATAGTTTACTATTGAAAAATTAAGTTTAAAAACTTATTTATAAAATGTTTATTTTGTGATTTACTAGAACTATCACAGTGAATAGCAAGATCAGGTCTTTCATTCGCTTCAATAATCACTCCATCTATATAATGAGGGGTCATTAAGTCATTACACATATAATCAATTCCAGTAAGATTAATACCTAATACTTGTGCCGCATTTTTAAACATAGTTATATTATCAGGATGAACATTATTTAATGGAATGTTATAGATTGGTGCTCCATTATGATAATTATTCACTTTTGATACAATAATTTTTTTATTCGCAGGTATTATTGTATTTAAATGAACTCCTTGTGTTTTAATATAAGGAACATCATATTCATGAATTTTATATTTACTCGTTTTATGTTCTTTTATTAACTTTATTAAAGTTGATTTACCATCACCTATTACATATGGGTTATCCCGTTTTACAATCCCCATAATTTTATTGTTAAACACCATGATTCTATAATTATCTCCATTATAATGTTCTTCTATTATAATACGCCTACTTGGATTTTGATTATCTAGTAAAGGATTGATGGCTTTTAGTAATTCAGTTTCATTTTCAATATTAGTAGTTACTCCATATCCCTGTGTCCCTATATTCGGTTTTACTACTAAAGGGTATGTGAGTTTATTTATATTATATAAATTACTATCGCTGGATAGTGAAGTATCCCATACATAGAAATTTGGTACTGATATATTATTTTTTTTTAATAATTGATTTGTTCGTATTTTATCGTTACAATTTTTATCACCTTTTTTTGAATTAAAGTGAGTTCCATAATATAAAGATTTATTGCCCTTAGTTAGTAGTTTATTATCATAATCTATTGAAATATTATTTCTATTTAATGCATCAACCATACAGGTTTCTCTAAATGTAACACCTTCTTTTATTGGGGATTGTATATAATATATAATAATAAGTAAACAACTTATACATATTACTATATTTATATAGTTCATTACTATATCTAAACATTTTTAATAATGGATTTAAAACTTCTTACCTATGTATTATACAATGGTTGATTATTATGTATATACCGACGGTGCGTGCACTAACAATGGAAAAATAAATGCCCAAGCTGGAATCGGTATTTATTTTCAAGAGAATGATCCGCGAAATGTATCTAAACGGATCACCGGTAAACAAACCAATAATAGGGCAGAACTTCTCGCTATTATTGTTGCCTACTTTACTATAGAAAAGGATATACACGCCGGCAAGACGATTGTGATAGGTACGGATTCAGAATATGCGATACGTTGTTTTACGACTTACGGCGATAAATGTGCTAAGCAAGAATGGAAAAAAGACATTCCTAATAAAGAACTTGTACAACAAGGTTATGAGTTATTTAAAGATACCCCTGGTGTTAGTTTGATTCACATTCGTGCTCATACTGGTGCAACGGATGTGCATAGCATAGGCAATGCTAAGGCGGATCAATTGGCAACCCAGTGTCTTGGTTAATCGCATAATTCGAGTTGTTTGCTAGCTTCTTCTGTAATTATGCTGGGATAGGCTAGTTGGTTTAATACGTGCATACCGCCTTTAATGGTAGATATACCTGAAGCAATTTTGTATGTAAATTGTATATTTGATTTTTGGGGTTTGGTTTGCATGTGTTTATTTACGATCTTTTTTTCTTTATCTAATTTCTCGCAAAGATCCACAAAATGGGTGGTTAAGTAAAATCTAACGTTTTTCATGCTATTCATATATTTTAGATAACCGTATGCCGCCGCGGATGCTTCAAATGGATTTGTTCCCGAATAAAGTTCATCAAATATAATAAAATGAGACTTGTCCTTTGGTGTTGCTGCTATTTGTTCAAGTATATCTTTGCATTGTCTTGCTTCAGCTTGAAATAAGCTATCGCGTCCGGATGTATCTGGAATATTCATGTAGCAATAGAAATGGTCAATAGGTTTAATTTTTGCTTTATCATAGAATCCCCCGCCGATTTGTTGGGAAAATAAAAGATTTAAAAAGGTTGTTTTTAATATAGTGGTTTTCCCAGATGCATTAGGTCCGGTTATGATATAGTTTTTCTTTAAATCTATATTATTTTTAATTGCGTTTGGATTATTTTTTAAACTAGGATAATAGGCATTTTTCATGGAGGTTTGCTTGTTACTTAACTTACAATAATGAATATTAGAATTATTGGTTAACGCATAAATACATTGCAAATAACCAGTCATACCAAATGCATACAACATGGTTTTATGATATGTCTCGCTAGTATGTAACATATAAAATTCTTTCATGACGACACCTATTTCAAATATATTTGTAACCGAGTACGATAATGGTTTAATAGTGTCCAACGCCGTGATCAATTGATCTATATCTACCATGCGTTTTTCCATCGTTACTCTAAACGGTTTATAACTAATGAGTTGTTTCATGGATTTATCCAATTCTAGCATATGAATTTTCACTTTGGTAAGATACTGTTTAATTGTTTTGATATGTTCGTGAATTTTCTTAAAGTAAAAGATAAAGCGATAGCAAATAAGTACATTTTGGTACATGGAATAGATAAAGAATCCTAAGCTTCCCAGTAAGGATACCTTTTCTTTTAGATTTGATGTAGAAAATTTAGTTAATAATGCACCAACAGCGTGACGTTGCATAAGTGTTTTTAATGTTTCTATGTATTTTTCCATAGTGATTGGTATTTTCTTCATGCGTAGCATTAAGAAGGGTAGAAAAAAAATGAAAATAGGAGTGATTAGGGATAAAACTGGAGACATGATCGTACTAGCAGAAAGATAAAACATGGCGATAGGAGATTCGTTAAGAAATAGCAAATGATCCCATTCGATATATTGATATTTTTGGATAAAACCTTCATCGTTTTTTATTTGTTTCCATGTTTCTTGAATTGAATCATCTAACACTAAAGGAGTTTTGGGTTTATAATGAGTATACAAGTAAATAGAATCATTAAGAAATTGCTTATTGGTAGTGTAATTGGTCGACCAATGTTTTACCAATGTTTTACTAAAGTCGGTGTTTGGTTCAAATAGATAATGATGCATGGGTTTTGTCGTATCATCTTTTGTTTCTAAACATTCTAACTCTTCTATAATTTGAGAATCTAATTGTTTAACGTCTTTTGTTAACATAATTGGTAGGGAAAATTCTTCTAATATATAAGATGTCTGATACATATTATTATATGTAATTACATACAATAATATACTAGGTTAAACGACCACGTCTTGAGGCAATTCTTCTATAGAAGTTTGATACACTTCTTCAATTCCTTTCATGATATGAATATCATATTTCGTTACAAAATTAATAGCCGTTCCTTTTCTTCCCCATCTACCTGATCGTCCTATACGATGCAAATAAGTATGCACACATTTTGGTATATCAAAATTAATTACTATACTAACTTGCTGTATGTCTATACCTCGGGCAGTTACGTTTGAAGAAATACATACCCGATGCTTACCGTTTTTGAAATTCTGAAAGGTTTCGTCTCGCTCTTGTTTTTCCATGCCACTGTGGATGCAACATACCGGGAAATTATCGCTTAGCATGGCGGTGTATAAATCAGACACTCGTTTCACACTATTACAATAAATAATAGTTTGAGAAGACGATATCCAACCAAATAAATCTTTTATGGTATTAAATTTATCGCCGTCGTTTTCTAATGCAATATAATATTGAGCAATACCTTCTAAAGTTAACATTTCACTTTTTACTAGTATTTTAATAGGATCTCTCATAAATTTGTTGGTTAATTCGTGAAGTTCTACTGGTAGGGTAGCACTAAATAAAGATACACATAAATTCTGTGGAAGTACCTGAAATATTTGATAAATTTGTTCCTTAAAACCTACTGATAACATTTCATCTGCTTCATCTAATATTAAGGATTTTATGTTACTTGTGTCCATGATGTTACGTCGTAACATATCATTTAAACGACCTGGGCAACAAACTATTATTTGCGGGTCATTTGACAGTGATTTTATATTTTCAGTTATACTTACATTACCACTCATTAAACAAATAGTTATGTTCATCATTTTTCCCAAAGATTTATACACCGAGTATGTTTGCTGCGCCAATTCGCGAGTAGGTGATAAAACAATAACTTGTGGTTTTTGAAGAGTTTCATCCATATACTGTAACGAACCTATAGTAAACGCACCGGTTTTACCAGTACCTGATTGTGCTTGAGCAATTAAATCCTTGCCGTTTTGCATGGTAATAATAGTCTGTTGTTGTATTGGACTAGGTTTTTCATAACCATATGCGTATATACCTCTTAATAAAGGTATTTTTAAATTTACATTAGTATCATCCCAATTTTCAAATGTTGTCATATTAAATATATTTATAATAGACTTTTTAAGTATATAATGATAATGATATTAAACATAAATATATTTAGTATAGTATATGATTATGGTATATGAATTAAATGAATTTAAAACAATAAAAGATAAAGGTTTTGATTATACTATACCAGATGAGTCACGTAATTTAATTACTTTGTTAGCAAATTTAGTTGGATCACCTAACTATTCAAAAAGTCCTTATTTTATAAAAACAGATAAAAAGAAGAAAAAACATACTCCTGGTTCAAATATTGGATGGGATATGTTAAGATCTTTTAAAAAAACAGAAATAAAAGAAAAAACAGAAACAGAACAACATCTAGATACTATACGAGTTTTAATGAATAAAGTATCTGAAAAAACATTTGAAGATGTGACAAATAAAATAAAAGATCTTATTAGAACGGTATATGATGATGACGATATACATGAAAAAGTCATGTCTTTGTTGTTTTCAATTGCATCCTCTAATCGTTTTTATTCCAGTTTATATGCTAAACTATATACAGAATTAGTAAAAGAATTTCCAATCTTAATGACCTATTTTAATACTATATTAAATGGTTATATAGAACTTTTTAAGAATATAGAAAGTTGTAATCCAGATAAAGATTATAATAAATTTTGTGAAATCAATAAACAAAATGATCATAGAAGGTCTATTAGTAGTTTTATAACTAATTGCATGTTGTTAGACAATATAGATGTAAAGGTAATTAATGATTTAATTTATTTTTTACAAAAGTTAATGCTAGAGCATAGTGATGATATTATGATGATAGAGGAAATTACCGAAAATTATTTTATTATAATTAAATGTGGTTTAAATAAAATTGTATTATCGGATGATTGGGGTAATATATACGAATATATTCAACAAAATTCCTTACATAAATCTTTTAACAACAAAATTAGATTTAAATTTATGGATTTATTAGATCTTACAAATTAAAGACTACGTACTAACTATAATAAATGAACATTGTTATTGCAGAAATAGAACCAATGGATTGCAGTGAATCATCAATGGATTGCAGTGAATCACCACAATCCCTAGACCAATCATTGGCAAATGAAATCCATTATTCGCTTAATTATACCTTACCTATGTTGCAACATATATGTGGATTTTATGAAATTCCTTATAAGCGAGTAAAAAAAAACGATTTAATCACATCGTTGGTTGTATTTGAAGCGAATCCGGATCATATAGATATTGTAGAAGAACGCAAACGAATGTGGTTTTATATGGAAGAATTAAAAGCAAATAAGTATTTAAGTAAATATATTATATCTATGTAAAGACGAATGGTACATTCCAAGGTATCTTTGCAAGATGTTGTATATAAAGAAGATCCCTCTATAGAGATGGAAGACAAATCTCAAGAATTGGTCCAATACACAATACCTTTGTTTGAATATCCTAAAAATACAATAGCACTAGGAAAAAAATGTACTCGTTATGAAAAGAAAGGTATTATTTATCACAATTGCTATTTAATTACAAACGACAAAGGTATAAAAATTGGTGTATTTGAATTCCCTAGTCATCGTTATGAAAGTTATTTAGACTACGATAATCCCAATGAGATAATGTGTAGTAAATTGTTGCCTCATTTACTTTTATTTAGCAATGCTCGTGAACAAGTTCAACAATCACAGCATACATTAAATGCAGGTACCACATTAGGAACATTAGAACCTTATACAGCAGCTAAATTAGCTTTACCATATGTAGAGTCCATGCCTTTTTCCTTAGATATGGTGAAACCTGATATCCAAGACTCGGGTCATTACTTAGGTATAGCTAACATATCTTATTCGCCAAAGACTAATTTAGTAGAATGTTTGTCTAAAGTATTACATAAGCAGATCAATCAAACTGAAAAACAGACAGTTGCTTACTTGAATGGAATATTATCCGATCATATTAGTGTATCAATGTTTGATACCTTAAAAACCATGTTTACTATATTAGATCAAAAGCATCAAGATAATAAGATACAATTAAAAGAGGTAAAACAGCGTTTATTAGATAATAAAACATCAATAAAAAATATTCATGAGCAAGACGAATTATTTCAAGATAAAATGGAGGATATTAAAACGTTAACGATGCAAAGTCAACATATCCAAGCAAATCAAAAATATATAAAAACTTTATTAAAAGACAAGGAGTATTTACGTAAATTAGATGACTTAAACGCCTTTAAACAATTTATTAAGAGTGGTGACTATGTATGTGAACCTTGGACTATAGAAATATTTGAGAGATTAATGAATATAAAAATTATATTACTTTCCAAAGATCTACCTCAATGGTTAGTTTGTTCTAGACAAAGTCCCTTTCCTCATAACATGTCGTTATTCAATCCCATGTATTATGTTATATTAGAATTTACAGATAATGATTATACTGCAATGCAATTAAATGGTATATCATTATTAACATTTCAGAGTCTTCCATTGATTATTAAAGATTTGGTCATGAATCGTTGTTTGGAACAAACGGAAGGGTTGTATGCAAATATACCGTTGTTTGTTAAATATAAGCAATTTAAATTAACAAAAGAGCAGCGTCAAGCTATTAAGGAACCATTACTAGATTTAGAACCGGATAAAGATAGACTAGTTATAAGTGATAGTTTAAAAAAGCATGACTATCCTGGAACGGTTCCCTTTGAAAGAATGGATTTTGAACATGTAATAGATAGTCAATTAGTTCGTGATAAACAATGGCGTGAAAAACTTGCAGATAATTATATGAAACCAGATGGGCGTTTTAGATTAGGAGAAAGGGACTGGGGCAGTGTAAATCATTATGTTACCGCACAACAGTTAAAAGAAAAGGATTTTAAAAAAAGTGATAAATTATGTTTAAATAGTGGTTCATCGTTATCTAAAAAATCAATTCCTTATATGTTATGTGACGATAATGAACGATACAGTGCTGAATTTGCAAAATTTTCTCAAAATCCACAATTAAAAGATATTTTACTACAAACAGGAGATGCCGAATTATATATGTATGTACCTGGAAAATCGCATACTAGATTAAATTCTCTTGAAAAAGTAAGAGATGCTATACAATTCTAATACCGGTTTCTTACTAGTATCTATTTTATTTATGTTATCCATGTTTTCTCTAGTTATTCAATGTCCGTGCGATGATATATCAAACTCATCGTGTGTAAGGCGTGAATTTTACGGAGTCCAGTTGAATCATTTCGCGTTTTTTGCTTTTTTAGGATTTTTCTTTCCTTCTTACGTTTTTCTATCGCAAGGATTAGGTATAGTATGGGAATATCTTGAATATTTAGCCGATATAAATGATCTTTTTATAGAAAAATATCTAGGTGGATGTTTAATGAATAATCCTAATCCTAATTCTACGAATCATCCGGCCAATTCTATTGTTTATAGAGGCGAAGAAAAGTATTTAAATCCTATAGATCATTTTTTTGGTATAGAAAATTCTCGCATACATGGTTGGCATGGTTCCGTAGCGGAAATTGTAGTAAATATAATAGGATTTGCCTTTGGATACATGTTAAATAGGGTATTAGAATTTAAAAATCTAGGCATGTAATATGAATACATTTATCCAACATATGAATCACTTGCCTTTATATCATGAACCCCAAACTCCTTTTATTCACGAAAGGTTTCTCGCTGATTTGTATACATTATTTCATAAAACATACCACAGTATAGATATGGCTAAAGTAGAATATTATATAGAGCGTACACCATCTAAGACACTATCGAGAGCGAGAAAGGATTTAAACGATACACTAAAAAATAGTATAAAAGATATCAAAGACTATGTTTTGAACAATGTTCAAGGCGATTTACGTGTCAATTATCAAAATGGAGATGTAAGTATCACCATTTTTTTCTCGCTATTTTCAGATTCAGAGTCAGAGATAGAAGTATATAAACGATATGTACCGTGGATTATACATTGGGTAGAGGTTGCCCATCAATTTAGCGAGAAAAAATGTAAGAACCCTCTTTATTTGCATTTGTATTTAACCCCTTTTGAAAAAAAGCTAAGCAATATAAAAGAGGTATTAGGAGAACCTCATGTAAATACTGCTTATACGTGGCACTGTAGTCCAAATAATAAAATAGTGTTATATCGGCGAGAAGAGTGGTTTAAAGTGTTGATTCATGAATCATTTCATTTTTTTGGATTTGAAAATTTCAAGAAGGAGGATGAAAAAAGAATAAAGGAGTGTTTTCCCTTGCCGGTAGATTTACATGTAGGCGAAGCGTATGGAGAATTTTGGGCGAGAGTGTTGGTTTGTTTTTACCGCGCTTATTTTATCAATAAGGAGATTTCTCGCCAATCTTCAGTGCTCACTCATTTTTACAGGATGATGTATATAGAACGTATTTATTCGTGTTATCAGGCCATGAAAATATTAAGGTATATGGGTATTTCTTATTCCGATTTATATTCTGGTTCGCATATAGCAATAAAAATACAACAATCATATCGTGAAAAAAGTAATGTATTTTGTTATTATATCTTAGTGTCTATACTTATGAATCAATATCAAGATACAATGATATGGTGTCATAAACATAATAAAAAGTTATTTAACATAACTTTAAAGGATAGTCATTTATTTGTAGAGTATATTAAGAAGATATGTAAATCAGAATCTTATTTGTATAATATGGAACATTTAGGCAGGATTTATGTAGATACAGACCGATCATTACGCATGACTTTATTGGATTTTTTATAGGTTATATATATAACTTCATGAATATTACATATATAATCATATGGGTATCGTTACTATTGTTTTTAAAATACGATTTAAAACTAAGTAATATAAAAACCATACTAAGAGCAACCTTATTTACCTTAATAACTTATGTGGTAATTGATCTATCATATAGTGAAGGATTAGCGTTAAGTACAGATTCTCCGAACACTGACATTGCTGAAAAGTTTAATAAGTATAAACATAAAAAACAGAGATGTAACTATCTGAGGCAACAAAAACAACTTTCAACCGCGAATTTTAACAACGAAATGCAAACTCTGGCCAATACCCCTCCAATAGGCGATAATACATTTAGTGCATCAAAAACAGATGCGGATATTGCAGGATTGTATAATAATCAGTTGGGAATTGTTCAAGCTGCTTTTAATGATGTATTAGGTGTAAAAAGCGCAGACTCCACCTCAGATTATACTTGTGGTTAAATAATAGTATTATCTATATATATATTATGAATAAAGTACCAAAACAGCCCGTATTAAAATCAGCAGTAATAGGATTAACTACCGCATTTATAGTGAATGTTGGTGCCGCGATATTAGATCAGTTTGGTATGAATACAAAATTATCGTCATTCATAGGTTCTTTTTTAGGTTTAATTTATAATTTCATTATGCAGTTTAAGTTATTTGTAACAAAGTTACCAAAAAATAGAATGACTTATATAGTTACCACTTATTTAATATCAGATTTTATCATTTTACTTTCCAATCAGTTAATGGTAAATTATGGTATAGACCATGAAAAAGAGTATAAAACATATTTACCTACAAAGTTGCAACAATACTATGTAAATATAATTAGGTTAATGGTAGGTGGTTTTGTGTGGGTCATTTTGTCCTATCCCTTAAGGCGTTATTGGGTTTTTGGGTAAGTGTATACGGCAATATTTACTATGTTGTAGAGGTTTACATTTACATGGTTCACCTTTTTTCGTCATAGCGATGCACCGATAAACATAGCATCCATTACCGATGCTTATTTTATTTTGTTGCCATGCTTTACTTGCCGCGTCAAAATCAATGATCACTTCCATAATGGTATGTAGTAAAACAGTATTATGGTAATTATATTCAATTTGTGGTGTTATAAATTGAATATAAATAATATACATTTTACTAATATAACGATGGGTATAGTACAATTACTAAAATTTGTTAAAAATTATTGTAATGGGTATAGTAAAACAATACATTTGTCAGAATTAGCAGGAAAGACCATAGTCATTGATACTAGTATTTATATGTATAAATTTAAAATCAAAGGAGAATTGTTTGATAACTTTTATTTGTTGTGTATGTTGTTGTTAAAGCAGTCTATTATCCCGGTTTTTGTGTTTGATGGACAAAATCACTTTTACAAGCAACGAACCTTGGAATCACGAACAAATAAGAAAAAAAGAGCAGATGAACAATTAAAATCACTCACTGTATACGATAAAAAAAAAATTGCTTCAATTAAAAATAAATCAGTTCGTATTACTAAACATGATAATGATGTTGTAAAAGAACTACTTACTACACTAGGAATTATGTACATAGATGCTCCATATGAAGCGGATGAGATTTGTGCATTGATGCTATTGCAAAAAAAGGCATATGCATGTTTAAGCGAGGATACGGATATGTTTGCTTATGGTTGTTGTAATATATTGCGCACATTGGATTTGTTTCAAGAAACAGTTGTGTTGTATAATATGCCGCGCATTCTTCGTTGTTTACGTATGTCTCAAAGTTCATTTAGAGAAATGTGTATATTATCGGGAACGGACTACAATAAATCATTTGGTACGATGGAGGTTAATTACGAACGATATAAGCAATATAAAGTTTCACGATCTAAAAAAGGGTTTTATCAGTGGTTGTTTGAAACCAACGTTATTAATGGTATTATCTTTATTTCAAAACTATATTTGAAATTTGATCTATTGGCTTCTAATTACAAAGAACTAAAAGTTTTTGAAAATATAACTTTAGATAAAAAAGATATATTTCAACATAAACTAAAACTATTATTGCGAAAAAATTATTTTGTTAACCCTTAAAGCAACCTTTTGTTACTTACGACGAAGCGGACGAAGACGCAAGAGGCGCAGCACCCGCCTTGGCGAAGTGGGGACTCATATATTTTTGTAGGTTAAAATAAGTAAGCTCATCCGAGGCAGTGAGACTGAGGAGCGACTTAAGCTTGTTGTCAGGGTTGATCTTGCGACCGTTCTCGGGATCTTGAAGCTTGTTCGCGCGAATGTAAGCGTTGATCTCACGAGTGACTTCGGTGCGAGCTAGCTCCGAACCCTTTGGCTTACCAAGGAACGAGGCAAGTTGATCACTGATGAGAGTGGGCTTGACGAATCCACTTGGTTGACGGTTACCAGTCTTGCGCTTGCGCTTTTGGTTCGCCTTTTGTACCGCCTTGAGCTCACGCTCGGAACGCTTTTGAAGCGCACGGAACTCGGTGAGAAGCGACGAAATTTGAGTGCGAAGAGTCGTGAGACGTCCCGAGAACTCGGCGAATTGCTCGCTGAGCTCGTTTTGTACAACCTCTTCTGGCGCAGATTGCTCTACGACAGGAGCAGTCTCTACAGGAGCGGCT